TGTACATCTTGTAGACAATAATCTTGCATCTCCTGCGACCACTCCTTCCAGTCTGATGTCTTACCGAAGTCCCCTTTGTACTCACCGAGGCGGTACCCATAAGACTCCAAACTATGCCTACCATAAAGCACCGGGGGCATGTGTTTCCATTTACGTTTACCGTCTATGCTGAGTATATCCGGATGACATACACGACTAAGCACCAAAGTATCAAGAACACGGGACCTGGTATCAAACCAGGGATAAAGTTTGCGAATAACGGGTAAGTCATAATTGATAATATTGTGCCCCACAATACACTCAGAATCCTCAAGTCTTTGGATACCGCGACTAAGAGGTTCAGTGTTACCTTCGTCATTGTAAACAAGCATCTGTTCAACTTCCGTATCGTAGATAGCCAAACAGTGGATGCTGGTAACATCATAGAGAAGTCCGTTTGTTTCTAAGTCAAAGATAAGCGTCATTCCAATGCCGGATTACACCAGCGACAATAAACAAGTTAGTGATGAAGATAAGTAGTTCAAGAAGGTTGAGCCGTCTTACCAGGTTCCTTCCAAACATAGGTCTTGTCAACAAATTGTGCTCGGGCTACAGCTTCAGGGGTAGGAGGGTTAGGTGCTACCAGATCATAGTAAGGATCATCAATGTAGTTGATGTACTTGGGATAACCATCAGGTGCCATAGTTCGGAACTCAAAAGTCCGTACTGGGGTCGAAGTCGTCATCGGTTGCTTGGCTTTCATTGAATTTACAGGTAGATAGATCGTAAGTCAGTCGGCAAGCGACGCCAACCTCGCCTGAATAGCGATTCTTGAGGACTCTAACAGTTGTATCAGACTGTTTGCCTCCACTCTGTTGATCTCTTTCGAGTGCAATAACTGAGTCAGATAGCTGTGCAATTGCTGCACTTCCCCTAAGCTGTCCAAGGGTAACACGTGCTCCCTCTTCATGGTTCTTGTCTTGTGTAGTACGTCTGAGGTGGGAGACAAGAAACATTGCAATGCCTGTACGCTCTACAAGAGAACGTAGCTTGGTCATAGTTGTATCAATCATTCGTCTCTCATCACCATCAAGACCACTAAGCAAGATGGAGAGGTGGTCAAGGAAGATGACCTTTGTATCAAGACCTGTTGCCAGGTACTCAATACGATTGTAGATCAAGTCTGGATCGAACGAACCAAACCCATCAAATAGGAATAGGTTCCAGTTAGCGAGAGTCTTCTCGTATGCATCAACAAGTGTACTGCGATCATGCTCACCTAAGTGAAGTGACTTACCTACTGCTGCGGACATAAGTCCGAGAGCTGTACGACGGTTAGATTCTTCAAGCGCCAGGTAACCAATCCGCTCTCCTCCACTAAGAAGGTGAGTTGCAAGTTCCCGACAGAAGGAAGACTTTCCGATACCAGATCCTGCAGTGATTGTTGTAAGCTCTCCATACCTGATCCCGTGAAGCTTTGATTGTAATCCTTGAAACGGATAGTCATGATCAGAAGGTGGGGTAGGTGTAGTTACAAGCTCTAAGAGAGACTTCCCGTCAACGATCCCATCTGGACGAAAAGGTTTTGCGTCCCAAATAGCGCGACGAATCGCTTCAGAGTCATTGGCAATGAGGGCGTCTGACGCATCTTTGTAATCACCTTGGAGCGATGCAATCTTGCACTTGCCAGGTGGTAATACGCTTGCTGCCTCCTCCGGTGCCTTACGGCCTGCCTCGTCATTGTCGAAGAACAAGACAATCTCCGCATAACCCTGGAGCCAGGGGATAGCCCGTTGAATCGACTTCTTGGCCGCTGCGGCACCGCTAGGTAAAGACACCATCGGCCACCCCGGCATAGCCTCACTACAAGAAGCTGCATCGAGTTCCCCTTCAGTGATAACGACTCGTTTTCCAGTGGCGGGAAACAAATGTTGTCCAAAGAGGGTTCCAGGTGTTTCTCCTTCATAGCTGAATACCTTTGCCTTAGTTTTTACTTTACAGCCTTTAAGGATTCCAGCATCGTCGAAATAATGGAACCGTAGAACGTCTCCATCTTTGTAGATCCGGTATTGTTGGCAGACTTTTTCAGAAATTCCTCGTTTAACAAGGCGCTGCGCTTCTCCTTTGAGTTGGACATGTGATGACATTTTATGAGTGTGAACAACTTCTTCCGTATGTCCGTAGGTATTACAGGCAAAACAAAAAGTGTGACCATCAGAATACAAAGAGTTTGCATCTGATGATCCACATGTCTCACACGGTAAGTGCCTGACGAACTCGCTTTCGGATGTCGGCGTAAGCTCGTGCTTGGGCATCGTGATATTCAAACCATGAATCAATTGATCGGTAGAACCCTTCAATCAATGCATCAGCTGTAGCAGGGTTCTCTGCATCTACATCTGCAAGCAAGTCACTGAACTGTTCAGCATAAAAGTCAGCTGTGCCGTATTCTAGGTAAGCCATTCGACTGGGATAGAGTGAAAAGAACACCAAGGGATGTTGTGTTTATCACACCACTTGGCATAGGTGGTTTTAGAACCCTTGCTGATCTTGTTATATGGTGCTTGAAATACCATACGTAGATCTAGGTCAGGGTGTTGCTCTTTGACTGCCTTAATCTTGCGGCGGTCCTCTGGTTCCCATAACCCCTTTGTTTCTAGGTAGATACCATTAGGAAGTAAGAAGTCTGGGGTATAATTATAGTGAATGATGTAAGGGACTTTAGTGCTCTCATATTCGTAAGAGACACTGAGGTTGGTTAATAGGTCAGCGACCTTTTCCTCTAGTCCTGACCTAAAAGCCATTAGAAGTCGTCTTCCTCTACTTCAGGTGTTACTTCAGGAGCTGCGGTAACTTCACCAGCTTTGAAGCCTTTAGTTTGACCAAAGAGAGCTGCCACTTCAGTTTCACCAAGACTGCCTGCATCAATACCAGCAGCACCGTTGATCGAGACAATCTGGATTCCTGCAAGTTTGAGACTGGTACCATAGGTTACACCATCACGAAGGATATAAGGCTTTTGCTTGAAGGCAAGCTTAACAGTAGACCCACTATACACAGGAAGGTTAACATCCGTAATCGGTGTACCTTCACTATCTACAACAGGAGGACGTGTCTCCTCATTCCAACTGAACTTAACTTTGTACTTACCTTCTGCTACTTCCTCCCAAGGCTCAGGCTTGAGAGTAGAACGCTTAGGATTCTTCAGCTTACCTTCTGCCCACTTAAGGGACTCAGTACGATCCTCATCCAACCGCTCAACCAAGGTGGAGTCTACGACTGCAGACAATGAATAACCGAACTTAGAGGGTTTCAAGATAGCTTGATAACCATCGAGAACAACGGGTTGTTGAGTGACGTGAATTGTTTGTGCCATTTAGGTGGAAAGATAGTTGATTGCATTCTGGAGGGATGAGATATTATCTCCCAACAACCCGATAGCTGAGTTGCAGGGTCCACATAATAGACCCCTCACCCTACCAGTTATGTGACAGTGATCTACCATGAAGCGGTGATCACCCCTTTTTGAGCCCTTTGATCCGCAGATCTTACAGACTTCTTTTTGATTAGAAAGCATTAGATCGTATTCGGTAGGTGTAATACCATACCGCCTTTTGTACGACCACTCTCTTTGCTTGTGTTTTAACTCTGGTGTTGCGTTACGTCTTTTGTAATAAAGACTCATGCACTCTTTACATTTACTTCGGTAACCATCTTTGTACTTAGTACCTCGATGAAAATCAGAAAATGGTTTAAAGATAGAACAAGATGTACAGGTTTTCATAGTGTTGGATGTAGTTGGTAGCATGGCTCCTACCTATGGAGCAAGGCTAAACCTCAACAGAAGAAATAAGTACTCTCGATAACCGACTCGGGTTCAAGGTCTCCAATGATCGGTGGTTCTGACTCTGCTCCTATTTGAGCAGCAAAGTCTTTCAGGTAGTCATGCTCTGCAAACAAGTGCATGTATGTCTCCCGAACAATAGTGCTCAGTATCGACATATCAGTAGCACGACACAGTACTGAATCATGAATCAAAGCAAGAGGTGCGTTGAATCTCAGTGCTGCAATATGTAGCAAACTAGCATCTAAACTATGAATGAGGTTAGGACTAGTTGCATTCTTGTGGTGGTTGAGATCAACCTCATTGGAGTCACCAGTTCTAACTGAGACATGCTGTACCTTACCAAGTAGTTGTAGTTGTAACTTTTCTACTTGAGGTTTCATCAGCTTCTGTGTAACAGGGAAACCAGATGGTGTAGTCCACGTGATTGTGACTGCACCTGATTTAATAGCTCTTGTTACTTCAGTCTCAATCCAACGCATGACTCGCATAGGACCAGGGACTACAGACTCCAAAGCATCTCTGATTGCTTTTACGACAGTAGTTAGATCTTCTTTAGTAATCTCCACCTCCTTATCCTTTAGAGCTTCCCTAACATAACCCCTATTGGAGAAAGGTTTAGCATTGTAAGGAACAGTCATAACTACCCGTTTGGTAGTTTTCCTATCCATATGCTCTTGGAGATGCTCAGGACAGTTGGGCTTAGCAAGCTCTGCAACCACCTTGTAAGCATCTTGTGGGGTATCGCTAGGCAATACGTTCACAAGGCGTGCTGTAGAGGCATCACGGGCAAGACCAGCGAGTATTTGGAGACCACTGCAGGTGGCATCAGTAGCAACACACAAAGTTGTGAAGTTTCTAGAGCAGGTGATAACGCAATGATGATATTCATCGCAAGCTGCAAGAAACTGCCACGGCTCATCTGCTGCCTCCCATTCACTTAGGTTACTAATTGGATCTAATGCTACTTTTGATATGAGTCCTAGGTTGTCCTTAACCCACTCTAGACGCTCTTTCATTGGAGCCTTATCTAATCCGTAAGTTGTAGCAACTTGGAAGGCTAACCATTCTTCTGCTTCAGGAGTCATATAACTACCGTCAGCAAATGTAATTAGTGACTTACCAAAGTCAGTATCTTGTGGAGTTAGAAATGCAGGTATAGGATATGCTCTTCCCCTATAGTCAAAAGACCAAGGACAATAGAAACGTTCTCTGTTCTTAAAACGTTCTACTGTTTGCATTGTCATACGAGTACGACATGATGCTTTAAATGAATGAGCATTCTTGTTGTGTACCTCTGCCGCCATACGACGATAGTTCTTCCTAGATTCAGCATTGTCCTCAATGTCTGGTGGTTTACTAGGTAGTGGTACTTCAACAATAGGGATGAACTTACCTACCTTTATTCGCTTCTCAAATAACTCCTCAGCAACCCCTACAGTAAAGGGATTGAGGCGGTACGCAACCTTTTGGATTTGGTTGAGAAACTGGTAGGG